CATCAGATGTTTGAGGCCGAGTAGCAAAATGGTTATGCAGTGGATTGCAAATCCACCTACGCCGGTTCGATTCCGACCTCGGCCTCCACTATAAATAGCCCTGTAGATCAACGATCTACGGGGCTTTTTTATTGCTCTCAGGAAAGTGAGGTGTTCCGCAATTTTCGGGTGGTGTTCCGCAATCTAGTGAAGTTTTTCGTACTAAACGCAGGGGCGTATGTTCGCATGTCGAGTTTTCCGAAAAGCAATACCCCCAAATTTTCTTTGGGGGGCGAAATAATTTAGCTATTCCAAATGCGTATTTTTTGTACAAGTCCCGTGATCTTCTGCTCTAATTCTGGGCGAAATGACAAATTCTCTTTCGTGAGATGCTCTGCATACACGAATGCTTTGCTGTGTTTATTTGTGTACTCTTTTGCGCTTGAGATATGGTTGACTCGCAGGTAGTCCTGAATCGTTTCATACTCACCAATCTGGGGAAGATTGACCTTTTTGTGCGCAGCTTCGAAGGCTTCTTTCGGGATGTAGTTTTCGATTTCTGTGCAGCGTGTGATCCAGACCATTGCACGGGTGTTCTCTATTTCTTTTATCAATTGAGTAACTCTAGGTTTAAGAGAGCCGCTAGAAGTCTTTCGATCGCTATCGCAAACAAACGCAAAGTTTCTATTTATTTTGAAAGCATTGATTGCCTCTTTTGTTTCACTTTCAGGTAGGCTAGCGTCTATATTCGCAAGTACGCTTCCTCCATAAAATACAAATTGATAATGTCGCCCTTCACTGAGTTCACCATTGCTCCAAATATCTATCCATTTTTTCAAATAAACACGATCTGACGGGCCTTCTACCCAAATCAAGCCATTGGCCTGTAATAGGTCGCTGGCCCTCACTCCGAGGTCATCCAATACACCGTGACCTTCAGCGTCACCGGCATATGTGTTGCCGATTACGCCGTCCTCACTACGCAATATATGCAATATCTGGGAGTGTTCGGAGCTGCCAAAAATATCGATGGCGACGTTAGAGTGGGTTGTAAGGAAAATATGGCAGTCATTTTTGACTGCAAATTCCTCTAGAAAAGCGAATAGGTTTCGTTGAAGTGCGGGGTGTAAGTTATTTTCCAGTTCTTCTAATGAAAAGATATAGCTGCTAGCAGATCTATTTTCAAAATTTGGTCGGACTAGCAGATTAAGCAGGGTAAGGATGACTGTCTTTAGCCCGCTTCCTGAAGAAGATAAGGCGATAGGCCCCTTCCTATCTTCGCCAAGAAATATTTCCCATTTATTGGTCTGGGAGTGAAAGCGCGTTGCGATTTCGTTGAAAGTTATATCTGGTAAAAAAATTTTATTGAGTGCTTTTAATAGCGTTGTTTGTATTATTGTTCTGTCAAATTCCACGTGGTGGAGGTACTTGTGTACTATCTGAGTTGCCCCGATACCGCTGCTGCCGAGTGACATATCACCACTTACACTCTCGGGAGTGATGTCCCTGTCTGCGTCCAGTTTTATGTGTGAAAGATCTCGCAATGCTGATTTCGGCGTTATCGATGAGAGATAGGCTGTTTCTTCTTTTGAAGTTTTTTGATCCAGCTTTACAAATTCTAATTTGTTACTTCCAAGATCTTTCCATGTTAGTTTTGCGCCAATGAAGTGCTTGCCATGATCGCGCCAATGGTTATATTCAAGTGTGCCGCCACTTGCGCTCTCGGAGAATACCGGTCTCAGGTCTGACTCGCCCAATACTTCTGTAATCTCGATGCAATTGCTGATGGTGGAGTCGGCCTTGTTTTCCTTGCATAAGTAATCAAGGGCAAGCAGTAAACTAGATTTCCCGATGTTGTTCCTACCCACGATCACGTTAATTGGCTTGATCGATTGGAAACCAGCTCCCGTGGGGCCGAAGCTTTTGTAATTTTTGAGAATGATACCGGTGTCTATGGTCATGGTGCCCTCCTGGCGGCACTATCGTTTTACCTGAAAGGGCCAAAACTCCATAGCGACGTTTAGTGTCCTTAGCTATTTCGTAGGTTTTACTATTTCTCCAATACGTCGATAGACCTTTTTCGTCATCTCTTGCGTAGAGTGCCCCAGCAAGCGACTGGCATGACTGATGTCTTCAATATCACTGGCCGCTTTCGGTCGGATATCGCGGAATTGAAACTTGCGAATTGTTGCTGAAAGGGTTAGGTCACCATTTGCCATGGCTTCAATTGCTGCTTTTTCTCGTGCTTCATCCCAGCGATTACGCAACATTGCATAGCTCATGCGTAGGCCTGCCTGATTGGTAATCAGATTAGAGCTTCTGATTCCGGCCATGGTTTTGCGCTCGAGCAGGGCATCGAGGAAGGTGCTGAGGGCTGATGCGTCTGTTCCATCGTGCAGGCGGATGCGTAGGCGTTTCTCGGTTTTGCCCTGGCCTACCATCAGGAACCCGTTGTTGAGGTCGGCAGTTGATGCTTTGAGCACATCGGCGGGGCGTTGGCCGGTCAGGTAGGCCAGGTCCATTGCGTCTTTCAGCTCGGGCGGTGCCTCTGCGTACACAGCATCCCAAACGATTTTCCCAGCGTAGAAGTCGCGGGGTGTCTCTTTGTTCCTGCGTAGGCGGGCGCAGGGGTTCGCTTTTTCGGTCAGCCCCCATTCGCGGGCAAAGGTGAATATGGTCGAGAGGAGGGCAATCTCGCGGTTGGCGCGCACCTTTGCTGTCCGTGCATCACGATATTGGGCAATCACTTGTGGGGTGACCGCGTCGACGGGGGCTGACTCGAAGGCGTTGCGTAGCTGCTTGAGGCCTTTGAGGTAGTCCTTCTGGGTGCCGGACTTCAGCCCTGGGATGACCTTTTCTTCGTAGTCGTCAAATAGCCTGCCCATCAAGTGGGCAGGCTTGGGTGTAGCTTTGCGATCCAGGCGAGCCCATTCGACTTTGGCCTCATCGAGGTCGCCGCCGAGCGGGATCTCCACACGGTTACCGTCGGCGTCCCGGCCGTTGTAGTAGTAACCCACCCAGGTGCTGCCGTTCTTTCTCTTGCGGGAGCGGCGGATCATCCGTGGAGGCAGGTCTCGGTTTGCTGATTTCTTCTGGCGCATTATTAGCTCACGCGTGATAGATCAAGGGACCACGTTTCAGCCACAGCATTGGTTGCTGATGGCTTCACCCCAGCTAGCTTTAAGCGGGCGTATACACGGCCCACAATGGGGCGTTGCGCGCCAGTGAGTACGTGTTCCCAAGCGTTTCGAGTCAGCCATTGGCGCTGGAAGGATGGCGTCTTGTACCCGGTGATGGCTGCCAATTCATCTTCCGATAAGGTCTCGCTTGGTATCTGGAGGGTGTTTCCACTGTTCATGCGTCCTCCAGCGGGAGGTAGTCCCGCTCCGGTTGATGCTGTAGCAAGGCAAACGCATTTAGCTGTGCTCTTAGGCTGGCGTTTGTTTGTTCTAGCTGCTGCAGCTGTCCGGCATGTTTCCACCCTCTGCGCTTCCATGCTGCAAAGCCCGCCCGGTACGCGTAATGCTCACGAGCGAACGTGTCGGATGTCTTCGCGGCTGGTGCGGTGATGTAAGTGTCGCGTTGAACGCAATACTGCAGGCCTTCGGGGACTGGAAACTCCTTCTCGAACTCGGCGTGTTCGTCAATTTGGAACACTTCGACGGCTTGCTGTTGCGGAGTCTCTTGATCAGGCAGAAGGGGCTTATACCCCACGACAGGCTGCGCGGGGGGGCGATTCTGAGCGATTAGCGTTGCATCAGGTGTGGCTGCCCCGCGCAGCTTGTCGTGGGGTATAGGTACCTCGGCAGTGGCATTGGGAGGGGCAATAATGCCTGCTGCTGCGCAGCAGAGGCTGTTTGTTTCTGGTGTGTCGACGCCTTTGGCGTTGCAGAGCAAAGCGGTCGATGTTTGGGTGGTGTGCTGGTCCTTTTTCATGCCGCTTTCCTCCGGTGTTCGATAGCGAGTTGGTCCGTCAGGCGCTGGTGAAGCGTGAGCCGTATTGCGATGGTGGTGAGAAATGTGGCTCATGCTGCCTCCTTGACCAGATCCGCCAGCAGCAGGGCGTTTTTGGTGTCTTTGGTCAGTTTGCGCAGGGCGTCGTTGCCGATCAGTGCGACCAGTTGCCGGTCGAACTCTTTTCGAAAGCGCGTCAGATCCAGCAACTCGGTGATGGCTTTGGTGCATTGCTGTTGCAAGGCGCCGGCTGCCTGTGGCGTCAGGCGCAACATTTGGGGAGCGCGATTCATGCCGCATCCTCCTGCGTCGCTGGCTCCAGAAGGGCTGCCATGGAGAGAGCTTGGTCACGCAGGGCGAGTGAATCGCGTTCGAGTTTTTTGCCTGTGCGGAATGCGCTGAATGTCTCGGCGGCGATCCTGAGCTTTTCAGCGATGGCCAGTAGGGTTTGACGCTCTTGCTCTCCCAGTTTTGAGGCCGCTAGTGCGCGCTCGTAGTGGCCGTACAGTTGCAAGCGCTCGGCGCGTGCTTGGAGTAGTGAGTGCTCCAAGTTTCGGAGGGCTTGTGAGTTGTCGGATTGTTGGATGGCTTTGCCTTCGTCGATTCCCTCGATGCGGCCATCGATCAGGCCGCCTCGGTAGCCGGTCCAGTAGAGAAGGGCGGCGCCGATGATGAGGCCGATCAATGCGCAGATTTGAATTGCAGTCATGTGGTGTGCTCCTGGTGTCGTCGTAGGCTGGTAGTGGCAGCCTTTGGGTCAGGTGTCTTACTCGGTTGAGTCGTCCTGCGGTCGCAGCATCTCTTCATCCGCCTTGTAGGCGCGGATATCGATCAGCGAAGCGACATGGCGGATGTGCGCGTACTTCGGTGCCTTGCGGCTGGTGTCCAGTGTGGTGATGGGTAGCTGAATCCGTCCGCTGTTGATCTCGGCCACGAACGATTGCTCGTTGAGGTTGCGGAAGTACTGCTCGCGGACTTTTTCCAACGGGATCAGCACGTCGCCAAAGGTGCGGTAAAGCAGCTCCACGGTGGCTGATTCGGGGGCGGGTCGCAGTCGTAGCGGTGTCTGGCTGGTGTTATGCATTGGCTTGCTGAGCCTCCTTGCGTTGTGTTCTTGTCGGGTGGTTCCAGGCATTCAGGCAGTGTGTTTTGGTCAGCTCCCGCAGATGTTCCGGCACTTCGAGGAGCGCGGCGTTGCGCTCCTCGCGTGTGCGCATGGCGACGATCTGGCGAGCGTATTCCCTAGGCCACGTCACGGTGGTTTACCGGAATGGCTGGTAGATCCAGCAGCCCCAGTTGATCGGCCAGCCAGCGGATGCCGGGGTGTCTGACGCGGGTTGACTGGCTGTACTGCATGCCGGCGGTCTCGTGGTACCAGTTGCTGTCCTTGACACGCAGGTACTCACGATCGCGGGTCGGGTAGGTAGGGAGGTTCCGGTTGTTGAGCAGACCTTTTGCCCGCATAAGGTCGATCAGCTTGGGCCGAGTGATGCCGAGGTGTTTCGCGGCTTGGGCGAGTGTGCGTTCCATGTCGTCCCCCTCAAGCGGCGTGCGCGGCGGGTGTTGCCGCTGCCGCCAGGTGGTTGATGGACTCGGCTACTTGCTTGTAGATCTCGACGTCGCTGCCGTACACGGTGAAGCATTTGGTGCGCGGCCTTTTCTTGCCGATGCTCATGATGGTGGTGACACCAGAGCGGGTTTGAGTGCGATGCAAGGCAATGTGGAGGGGGAGCTCGAAACCCATCTCGAGGCTCACCACGCCACCGGTACGCACAAGCTCAAGCACTTGTTGCTTATGCTCGATATCGAAGCGGGCGTACTGGCGGCCAGCGTGCGAGATGTTCAACAGATTGGCTGCGTTACTGACATCGAACGGGCCGTTGACGATCTCTTCGATGAAGTCAGCCAGCTTGAGGTGCATCTTTTTTTCGTTCTTCAGGGTCAGCGTGTGGCGCTCGCTGCCAAGTTCAACGGTGAAAAGGGTGTCGCATGTGTTGCGTTCAACTTTCAGGCGGAACGAGAGAGCCTCGCGCTTAGGTGTCGACCTTAGCGTGTGGTTGAAGGTCTCGGTCAGGTTGACCTGGGCGTTGAGCAGTTGGAGGGTGCGGTTGTCTAGCTTGTACTTGCTCATGCTGCATACCCTCCGCCATTCGGATCGAACGGAGAGGGTGAGGTGCGGGCTTTCTGCTTTGGTTTGGTGGTGACAAACGTGCAGCCGTATTCGCGGGCTAGGCGGCGGATTTCGAAGATGCGGAATGGATCAGCAGCGGCCGGATGGACGTGCAGGGTAGCTGTGGTGTGCATGGTGTTGCCTCGCTCTGTGGTGGAAGAGTGAGGCAATAGTTAACCGTAAAGGTTATATTGTCAATGCTAAATAACCTTTATGGTTATTTCTAGATTGCTGGATCTTTGCGTCCAAAGCAGAATTGGAAGCCGCCATCACAAAACTCTTCAGATTCCGCCAAAGCTTTTAATAGAGCCGATTGCCAATGATTTGGGCCGAAGTCTCTGCATGAGGTCGTATAGCTTTTATTCAAAAAAGCCTTGAGTACCGGTGCCCCTACGGCAGAAAAAATTTCAATGCTGGTTCGTAATGTTCCTAAATAGGTATTGATTGGTACTTTGTAGCGAGAATTTAAATCTAAGGTATCAAATTGAAACTTAAGGCGTTCAAATTCATTGGCATCAAGCGTTGTTGTACGTGACAACGAGAAAGTAACGAGGAGTCCCGTTGGGCGAACTTCTGCTTCTGCAAGGAGAAAAGCGTCAACTGGCCGTTCCCCAAAGTAAACATGCGAGAATTGACCTTCAGGAGCATCCCCAGCTTTTGCTCGTTTTAAATTATTGCAGGGATGGCAACAAGGAATTAGGTTTTTAGCATAAATGGAATGTGCTTTATACTTTGAGCGCGGTAAGTGATGGTCTAGATCGGTGATTGCCCCAAAGCCGCAATAGGGGCAAATTTCAGCATTTAATTTTAATCTGTCCCGATAATCTTCAAGCCTTCCGCCTATCTGAACTTGGCTGTATGCGTTGTGAATTGCTTCTAATAATGGCGTTTCTGCAACTGTCCCTTTCAAAGTGTCGCAAGGGTTGCCTAGTTTTGCATCGTAAGCCTGGTAAAGTTGTAAAATTCGTAGTTTCTCAATTTCAGTTATAGGGTATACGGGGTTGCCATTTACTAATGTCAGGGCAGTGGAGAGGTCGGTAGTTGATGTGTCGGCATTTGGTGCTGTTAATCGCCACATTACAAGTGACCTTCAATGACGAGTTGGCTCATTACATAAGCCCTAGCTTGCATGCTCAATCCATATGGTTGAAAAAACTCTTCAATAATATCTAGATTTTTGTGTTCCTTGATTAAGCGATCTAGTACTGAATGGAAGTCCGTCGCTCTAGTATTTAATCCAAACGTTTCACCAGTTAAGGTGCCTATGTTTTCGCCGAACGTTTCTTTGCTCGGCTTTTGTATTGCGGTTATTTTTCCTTCGCGGCGAACGATATAGGTGTGTTTTACAATTGTTTCTTGTAGTACGACGGGGGAGTGAGTCGCTACGATTGCAAACGCTTTTTTTGTGGAAAGTATGATGCGTATGGCATGCATGAGTGAAGCAAGTAGCGGCGGATGCAGGTGTGTTTCAGGCTCATCAATCAAAATCAAAGAAGATTGCGTTGTGTGCGCTGCAAGACTTGCAACTATCTGCATAACAATTTTATGGCCGGTACTCCATAGAAGAAACAGTTTTTCAGGGTCGCTATCGAGGAGCAATTGTGTAGTTAGTTTGTGCTGGTATGAGGAAAATGATGCGTCGCTTGCGAGGCATCTTAGCGCTCTGTCTAGTATGTGTGTCGCGCCGTTATGCACCACAAGTTGCAAGGTTTCCCGATATTCTTCTGCTAGTGATTCAACAGGTTTTAAAAGTGTTGTTGAAACTTTATCTGTCGACGATGTAATAGCTGTGCTTGACTCCTCATTGTCAATTTGTGCTTTAAGTTCGGCGGCAATATCTCTTAGGCCGCAAAAAACAAATCGACCACCTCCATCTTGAATGTCTTTGATGATTTGTACACGTTCATCCGACTCCCCATCAACACTTGGTTTTAATCCAGGTAGTCGAAAGCTATCGAAAGCACTATAGGAGACAGTAATAATCCGTGGGAATCCAATTCCTTCTGGGATTATCTTTCCCACGTCGTCAAAGACTCCATCTTGTCTACTTTTTGTTGTGCCATGAGCTACTCGCGCCAGGCGAGCTAGTAAAGTGCTTTTGCCAGAGCCATTTTTGCCAATTATTGAAATAATTCGACTGGGTATGGGATGTGCTATGCCTCCTACTCTTTGTACGAACTCAGGAAGAGAGTAGTCGAACTGTATTTCTTGTTCCCAGCCCGCGACATGAAAAGAGAAATTTAAATCAGTATGTTGAAGGCTGTCGAAATTTTTGTTCAGAAGCGATATTGCCGTGAGTAAAAAGTCATCATTCTCATTGAAATACCTAAACAGTGAGACGCTCCATCCTTCTTCGCTTCTGAACTCATCGCCCAAACTCGGATTGTAAGCGTAGTCATTTAAAGACTCGACTAGGATAACTTTTAAACTTTCATCTAGGGCAGAAAGTCGCTGGTAATAATCTAATGACTGCCCCACCGATACAAAATCTTCAGTTAGAAAATTGAAGTCTTCAGTGATCTGAAGGAGGTCTGCTGATTTTTGACCTTTTTTCAGTATTTTTACAGTGCCTATTAGGTTGTGCGCTCTTTTTTCTGGTGGGCCTAGATAAACAAGGCTGTATTGAGTTTCATAGCTATAGTCATTCCAATTATTTTGGATTAAGGCGAATTTATACGCGCTATTATAACTAGGCTCGGTGCGAGGGGGGAGTACTTGGAATATCATCTTGGCTTGTCCTTAAGCAATATGCTTATTATAGGTCCGTTATTTTCCAGCGCGCGCGGCCACATATACTCCAATCTTCAGTCATCCGAATTATGCGCTCGGGCCAGTCTGGATTAAGGGCATATAAATAATTTTCATTACCCTCTTGCTTAAGTTGTTTAAGGGTCGCGGCCTGATCTCTAGATCTTTTTGCCGCTACGAAATGTCCTGGGAGCGCTTCAAGGGATGGGTCAATAACAATTTTGTCCCCAGCCATGAATTTTGGCTCCATGCTGATCCCTTCTACACGAAGAATAAAAGCCCTCGGGCCAACTGGTCCAGGTGCATCGATCCATTCTTCCGCATCCTTAGGATCGAAATTTCCGGCAGTCTCACACCATGCTCCCGCCGCAATTGACCCTATTACCGGCAATTTGCGCCCTGTGTGGCTCAAAACGGTCGCATTATTGAATTCGCCGACCCCATAAAGCACGTCTAGGTAGCCGCTAGGTAGTTCCAATGCTTTTTCGATTTCGCGAGCTATTTGGTCACCTATGCCTTTCGTGGGATTTTTGCCTCCAAAGGCGCTCACTTGCGCCGGAGCCTTCCCTAGAAGATCAGCAATGTCTGTCAGGCGGAGCTTTTTTTCCGCTAACACCCTTCGAAAGTTGTGTAATCGCGTATCTGATATTTTCATACGCCGATTCTCGCTGGATTAACCTTTAAGGTGAATGTCCTTCTAGGTATTGCTAAAAATAACCCGAAAGGTTAACTTGTGGTCTCGAGAGGGTATAACCATGAAGCTGCGTGACTACATCAACCAACTGGATTCTCAGGCCCTTGAGGCATACGCGGGACGCTGCAATATTGCCCTGAGTTATCTGCGTCTTCACGTTAAATATGCAAGCAAAGACCCTAGCGTTTCGCTGATCAAGTCGTTAACACGTCAGAGCCAGGGGCACGTGTCGCTTGCGGAGGTTCTGGACCATTTCGGAATTACAGAATCCGATCCTGAGATAGCAGCTGCATAGCTAGAAAAAAGGCGACCCAAAGGCCGCCCAGTTCCTCCCGGCACGCACCACCACAGCGCTGTCGGGTCGCGATAAAGAGAGGCGGGCACACCACATGCGAACCGTCGATCTTTACCGCGCTTTCCAAGGCTCGGATGCCTTGGTGTTGCTGCCTTTTCCACCACAGATTGGGCAGCTGTTGCGCCAGAGGTGAACGACGGATCGTTCGCCTCGGCACGGTGCCGGTGTCGATCCTGAAGATCTAACCGGCGTTTGGGCCCTTTCAAGCCTCGCGGCAAATGTACCACCACTGCATGTCGCGCGGCACTGGCAACCTTAAGGATTAATGCCATGAGCCGAATCGCTCTGAGTTCTGTAGAACGGGCGCAGCGGGAGATCCTGCCGCTCGATTTAGCGCTTTACCATGCTGCCCGGGACTACCCGGGCGGCGCTGCTGCAATTGCCGCCACCACCGGCAGAAACGCCACCACGCTGCAGCACAAGCTGTCTCCAACCCACCCCAGCCACACGGTGAACATTCAGGAATTCGGCGAGATCCTGGAGCTGACCAAGGACCGCCGCATTTTGGATGCAGTGCATGCGCTGGTCGGGGATACGACTTGGCAGGAGTTGGCCGAGGCGTACACCAACGACATGCCTGAAACCTTGACCACTGGTATTGCTGAGTATTTTCGGCAGGTCGCGGATTTGGCTGATACCTGGGCCAAAAGCATCGGCGACGGTGTAGTGACGGACCACGAACTGGCCGCGATTCGCCTGCAGGTGTTTCGAGGTATTCAAGGGCTGTTGGGGATGTTCAACCGCGCCACCTACGTTAATCAAACAACGCGGGGTGTCGACCGTGGCTGATATCGCTGACTTTGCCAACGACCTGGTGCAGGAGCGTCTTGATCGGGCACTCGCTTCACGTAACGCCGCCAAGCCCGCTTCGGCGGCGCATTCATTCCTGTTCTGCGAAGGTTGCGATGATCCCATCCCTGAAGACCGTCGTTTAGCGCAACCCGGTTGTTCGCAGTGCGTGTCTTGCCAATCGATCGAAGAATGGCGGGAGGCCCGTCATGCTCGATGAGGTATTGGGTCAATTCGCAGACTACGGCCTTGAGCCGGATCAGCCGCTAATTTTTGGCAAGCTGACTCGCTGCAAGACTACTCAGGACAAGGGCAAGGAAAAGAACGGTTGGTATGTCGTCCATGAGCATCGCACCGAAAAAGACGAGACGCTGATCTTTGGCAGCTTCGGTGACTGGCGTTCGGGCGAAACGCAGAAGATTAAGGTGAAGGCGGGGCGGATGTCGCCTGAAGAGCGTGAGGTTATGCGCGCTCGCCAAGAGGACGCCAAACGTCGCGCCGCGGAGATAGCGGCCAATGCTGCACGTCGAGCGGCGAACCGGGCGGCGGGGCTGTTCAAACGCATGCGGGAGAAGGGCCGTAGCGACTATCTGGATCGAAAGCAGATCGTCGGTTTTGGTGTTCGTTACGCGCCGCGCACCGGCGCGTTTTTAGTGCCGATGTGCAACGTGCGGGACCAGATCGTCGGCTTGCAGGTGGTCTTTCCGGCTAAGCAGGAAGACACCGGCCGGGATAAGTCCTACTGGCCTTACGGAATGTCGAAAGAGGGCGCCTTTCACCTGATCGGGCCACATCCTGAGCCGGGGGAACCAGTGCTGGTATGTGAGGGCTACGCCACGGGCGCCAGCCTGCATATGGCGACCTCGCTGACGGTGGCCATCGCCTTCGATGCGGGCAATCTGCTGGTGGTGTGCAAGGCGATGCGAGAACGCTTTCCGGGTTGCCCGCTGATAGTCTGCCGGGATGATGACTGGAAGACGAAACGCCCGAATGGTGATGCCTGGAACCCCGGTGAAGAGAAGGCGAACAACGCCGCCTTGATCGTCGGGGGCCAGGTGGTTGCTCCTATCTTCTCGGGTGAACGGGAAGACAAGTGGACGGACTTCAATGACCTGCACGTCGCCGAAGGCTTGGAGGCGGTCCGGCGTCAGGTGTTGGCGGTGGTCAAGCCGCCAGCCGCGGGGGGGTGGAAAGACCAGCTTGCCCGCGCCGAAAGCGGCGCCCTGATCGCGCACATGCAGAACGTCGAGTTGATTCTTGGCAACGACGAGCGCTGGGCCGGAGTGATCACCTACAGCGCCTTCAGTTCGAAGATCGTCAAGCTACGTTCTGCCCCTTATGGCGGTGGTACGGGCGACTGGGCAGACATCGATGACGTGCGGGTGATGAAATGGCTCGCGCAGCAATACAACCTACGGGTTAAGTCGACCCAGGTAATTGAGGCGGTGAGCGTTGTTGCTCATGACCATGCATTTCATCCAGTGCGGGAGTACCTGCAAAAGCTCGAATGGGACCGGGTACCTCGGTTGGAAAGTTGGCTCACCGATGTCATGGGCGTGCAGGCCAGCGACTACTCGGCCAAGGTCGGTAAGCGATGGATGCTATCGGCGGTAGGGCGGGTAATGAGGCCCGGCTGCAAGGCTGACTCGGTGATGATTCTGGAAGGCGCGCAGGGCGCGGGTAAGTCGACGGCAATGAGCATCCTCGGCGGCGAGTGGTTCATGGATACGCCTTTTGCCCTGGGTGACAAGGACGGCTTTCAGGCTATCCGTGGCAAATGGATTGTCGAGTTGGGAGAGCTGGATAGCTTCAACAAGGCTGAGAGCACTAAGGCCAAACAGTTCTTCTCGGCATCGACCGATACCTACCGCGAGAGCTACGGCCGCCGAACAAATGACGTGCCACGCCAGTGTGTGTTCGTGGGGACGACCAACCAAGACGAATACCTTAAGGACGCCACCGGCAACCGGCGTTATTGGCCGGTGGCTTGTACCAAGGTCGACTTGGAGCAGCTGCGTGAGATCCGTGACCAGCTCTGGGCTGAAGCGAAGTTTTGCTATGAGGCGGGTGACATCTGGTGGGTGACGCCTGATGAGGCGCCGACCTTTGCCGAGGCGCAGGAAGATCGCTTTGTTGTGGATGAGTGGGAAGGGCCAATTTTGACCTGGTTGGAGGAATCGCAGATTGGTGAAACCACGTCCGGCAGTGAGGTGCTGACTAATGCGCTGAAGCTCGACTTCGGCCATTGGGGTAAGCCCGAGCAGATGCGTGTTGGGGCGATCATGCACCGGCTTGGTTGGCGGCGGACGCGGATGCCGGCGCTGGCGAAAAGTGGGCAGCGTCCTTGGGCTTACAAGAAGCCGGTGGGTTGGGGTGGCGCTTCGGCGTTGAAGGTGGAACCGATCGAGGAGCCTTGCTTCGGTGATTAAGCGAATTGATGAAATGCTCAAGCTTTGGGCTGAGGATCTGCATTCTCCTGTGACTGCGGCCTCCTGTGGGTCGAGCGGCGGGAACATGATCGCCATGTTAATGGAGTGCAAAGGGGAGCTGATCCGTGGGACTCGCGGTAGTCGGGTGTTATTGGATGAGTCGGCGGATATTGAGCTGATTGTGAACAAGCATCTTGCACCTGAGCTTGCCCTGGTGGTGATGGAGCACTACTGCAACCACGAAAGCTTTCTGTCGCAGAAGATGCTGCATTGCGGATGCAGTGCGCCGACGTATTACCGTCGTTTGCACGATGCCCATGTGAACATTGAAGGCATGTTGATGGGGACGGCTGCGTGACCCCCGGCATGACTCCGGCTGTTGTTGTCCCACTGGCCCGCCTTGCCCCACTGCGTTTTGACGTGGTGGGACAAGCGCGGGCCTTGTCGTTGTTGGGCTGTCCCACCGTCCCGCCTGTCGAGGCCTCCCGCCCATGTGTGCGGAGCGGGCACCAGCACGCGCCCGTGGCGCGCACGCGTGTTATTCAATTTCTTCCTTTACACGAGAAAGTAGATAGAACAGTAGGACAGTGGGGCGAGGCCCCGAATTTAGGCGCTCTCAGGCGTCCCACTTCGATCTTGAAAGGTGGGACAAATGGGACAACGCAGCAGCAACAGATAGCCGTGGTGGTGTATTCACCGACATTGCCTAGGCGTTCACCCTGCGTTACCCACATATTCACCGGGTGGCATTAAAGTGGGGTTGCTGCCATGAGAATCCACCTGTAAAAAGTAGTCATCTTCGATAGGTGCGACCGCAGAGAGCGGCAGGCGTCACACACCAAACCCGGCCATTGCGCCGGGTTTTTGCGTTTATGGACTACAGACTAGGAGCAAGGGCGCTTTTCTTTTTGTCGGTCAGTTGAAAGCTAACAATCACAATCAGCGACATCACTGAAAAGACGGTAAGGCTCATCAAATTCATGAGCAGCAGCAAAACGTCAGGCCGAGTCATTGGTTCTACGCTGGTTGCAAATTGAGTCACTTTGCCAACACCAGTTGCTACAAGGACTGCACAGGATAAGTAGACCCAGATCCTGTATGCCTTTTGCCCCAGTTTCGCCCAAAACCTCCGGAAGCGTTTTTTGTGATCTTCACTGGCTTGTATCCACATCAAGGCAAAGGCAGGAACTGCTACGAATCCTGCTAGTACGCCAGCGACACCAACTGCAAGGCTTACCAACTCAAAGCTTGTCATTGAATACCCCCATAAAAAACAAAACGTGTGAGTTATGAAATTCAGCAGCGGCGAGACCGCGCGATACACAACCGTAAAGTCGTCGACGATTAATCAGGAAAATCATATGACAAACGAGCAGCAAGCGCTGGCAGAGATGCCGATCTGGTTAGTGATCGTCCTGGCTCTGGTCGGCGGTGTTTCGGGTGAAATGTGGCGGGCAGACAAGGACGGGGCGAGAGGTTGGGCATTGTTACGGCGCCTGGCACTTCGGTCCGGTGCCTGCATCGTCTGCGGCGTGTCAGCGATGATGCTAATGATCGGTGCCGGCATGACGATCTGGACCGCTGGCAGCTTGGGCTGCCTCACTGCAATGGCCGGTGCCGATGTTGCCATAGGGTTGTACGAACGCTGGGCCGCCAAGCGGCTGGGTGTCTGCGAAGTGCCACCCTCCAACGGTGAACAGGGGTGATGCACCGGTCCGGGGCGCCGAAAAACGCCGGGGACCCTGGGGTTATCCGAGGGGTACGGGGTCGGAAACCCGCGGGAAAGTGTTAGCGGACAGTTCACCAGCTTAGTGAACTGGGGTGAACAGGTGAACCCCCCGTATTCATTAGGTGAACAGGACATTCCATCATGACTGTAATCAGCAAAACGGAGTTTGCAGCACGGCGAGGTTGGGCCAAATCGTATGTTTCCAAGTTGGCCAATCAGGACCGGTTGGTCCTGACTGAGGATGGCAAAAAAATTGAGTTGGAGGCTACTGAGGCGCTGCTCGCCAAGACGGCGGACCCAAGCAAAGCAGGTGTTGCCGAGCGGCATGAGCGGATTCGGTTGGAGCGCGAGGCCCAAATAGCCGCCGAAGAACCTGCGGTGCCGCAAAACGCAGAGGTGGCGGACTTCCAGAAGTCTCGCGCGCTTCGAGAGCACTACTTGGCGCTGCAAGAGCGCGACAACTTTCTCAAACAACAAGGCGTTTTGGTCGCGCGTGAAGCCGTCGAAATGGGCGCCTATAACGCCGGCCGCCTTCTGCGCGACCAACTGTTGGGCATGCCTCCGCAGTTGGCACCGGAGCTGGCCGTCATGACCGACCCCTGGCAAATCGAAAAGCACCTGACGGCGGCTATCCGTCGCTCGCTCGAGGATGCAGAACGCTTGTCCTCAGCGGATCTTGAACACGCCCTGACCACGAGTTAAACCCATGCCTACGGAAATCCCTGACGGTGTAGAGGTGTACCGGGAGGCGTATTTCCGAGGGCTGCATCCTGACCCTGACGTCTGGGTCGATGAGTGGGCCGACGAGTACATGCGCATCCCGCGTGACACCGGAGCCGCTGAGCCCGGCCAATACCGCACCTCGCGTACACCGTATGCCCGCGAGCCCATGCGTTGTCTGTCTCCGGCTCACCCCTGCAAGCGCGTGATCACCATGGTCGCCTCGCAGCTGATGAAAACGCAGATCGCCTTGAACTGGATCGGCGGCCTGATCCACATGGCGCCATCCAATATCCTGACCCTGCTACCGAGCCTCGGGCTGGCCAAGCGGGTGTCGTCGCGGATCGGCAAGACCATCAAGGCTACGCCAGTGTTGCGCGAGCGTGTCGCGTCCAGCCGCTCGCGGGATGCACGCAACACCATGGACACCAAAGAGTTCGAGGGCGGTTCGCTGTACGTCACCACCGCCGGCTCTGCGGCCAACCTGTCGGAACTGTCGGCGCGTTACGTGTACGGCGATGAGATCGATCGCTGGGAAGTGGACATTGGTGAAGAGGGTGACCCCATCGAGTTGGCGGAAACCCGGGGCAGTACCTTCGGCCGTAACGCCAAGTTCTACTTCTCCAGCTCGCCGACGATCAAGGGCGCCTCGCGGATCTCCGATCTGTTCGAAGGCAGTGACCAGCGTTACTACTACGTGCCATGCCCGTATTGCGGTCACATGCAGGTACTTGAGTGGGAAAACCTTCTCTACTCGGCCGACTTCAGCGTAGTGCATTACAAGTGCGCAGCGTCCGGGATGGGCTGTGACGTGCTGATCGAGGAGTACCACAAGGGCGAGATGCTCGCCAAAGGCGAATGGCGCGCCCATGCCGAGGGTGACGGCGAGACGGTGGGTTTCCACCTCAATGCCTTGTATTCGCCGCTGGGCTGGATGGACTGGAAGTCGCTGGCCAAGCAATTCGAGAAAGCCAAAAAGGCCCAGGCCAAAGGCGATCTGGAGCCCATGCAGGTGTTCTACAACACCCGTCTAGCGAAGGTGTGGGACAGCGCACAGGAGCAAACCAAGGCCGACACCCTGCGCAAACGGGCGCGGCTGGAGGGCTTCGACCTCGGCTCAATGTCGGCAGCGGTGTTGATGATCACCGGAGCCGTCGACGTTCAGGCCAATCGCCTGGAGTTCATGGCCATGGGTTGGGGCGTCGGCATGGAGCGCTGGGTCATCGACTTTCAGGTGGTCTCGGGCGACCCCGCAGACGAACGCACCTGGGCGGCACTCGACGAATTGCTCAAGGCCAAATACCGCCATCCGTGCGGGGTTGGCCTCGGCATTCTCGCGGTGGCCGTCGACTCCGGCGGTCACCACACCGATGAGGTCTACCAGTTCTGTCGCGTCCGTCGCTGGCGAAACGTGTTCGCCATCAAAGGCGCGAGCAAACCCGGCAAACCGGTCATTGCTCAACGGCCGTCGATGGTGGACGTGACCTGGAAAGGGCAGACCGAACGCAACGGCGCCGAGCTGTGGTTCGTTGGTACCGACACGGCCAAGGACTGGATCTACAACCGCTATCCATTCGAGTCCGGACCGGGTGCACTGCACTTTGCCAATGATTTACCAGACGAATTCTTCGACCAGTGCGTCGCGGAGCGCAAAGTTGCGCGGTACATCCGGGGCCACAAACGCATCGAGTGGGTGAAGGGCAAAGCCGAGCGCAACGAAGCGCTCGACCTGATGGTGTATTGCCTGGCCATGGCGCACTACTTGGGCCTCAACCGTTACAAAGAACACGACTGGGAGCGGGTACGTCAGTCGCTGGCGCAGTCGGGTTTGTTTGACGAAGCGCTGGGCATCAAACCTGTTCAAGGCGAACGCGTCAGCAACACCGAACGCGCAACACCAGCTGCACCGCCTCAACCGGCGCCGCAACTCGCTGCACCGGTCGCGCAATCACGACCCGCAGCAACACCACCTAAACGCCGCAGCTCCACCAGCGGTTACTTGAAGAGGCGTTGAGTTATGACGGAAGACCAATTACTGGCCCGAGGAATTTAACGCCAATCCCAAGTAGTTCAGAAACGGAAGCCCTCAGTGTTTCTTTGCCTCCTTCTTTAGCAGCAGCGGTAATGCTCTCACCGAACGATGCACCTCCCTCCAGACTGGCGGGAGTGGCCTTCAGAATTTCAAGACCGCTAGCGGTAAGTACGGCGTCCTGAATGTAGTAAGGGTTGCTGTCCTTGAATTTAAGGTATCCAGCAGATTCTAGCCATAGGACTGTGGCAATGAAGAACTCAGCTTTTTCATTAGGCACATCAGCACAAACGATATCGCACCAGCGAGTAGCGGGATCGACAAACGTCGCCGGCATTAATGACTTGGGAACTGGGAATTTTGCATACAGCTCTGCAAGTACGAGTCCGGTTATTTCATTGAATTGGTCAATATTGGAGACAGCCATGTCAGAAAACTCCGAGGAGAAAGCACAACAAGTGCAAAAGGTAAAAGCCGCCGCCGAACTCCAGGATGAGCTTCGTCGGGTAGTGGCAGATCAGTTAACAGGACGAATGGACTGGGTGCGCGCACGAACTTACTGGCGGATCCGTCTTTGCGATATTCCGTCTGAAGAGCTGGCCGACGCTCTGACACACGTTTTGGCAGGCGGGAGCTTTCGGCAAGAGATTCAGTCGCGAAACCAGAACTTTGTCTGACGGTTTTTATATCACAGTGCCACTGCATTTTTAGAGCCTCCTCCTATGTCATTTACCCAGAAGCACCTCGACGCGGTTGAGGCGGCCATTGCTCGCGGTGAGAAAACCGTGCGCTACACCGACCGCACCGTCGAGTACCGCACCGTCGACGAGCTGCTCAAGGCACGCGAAGAGATTCGCTCGTCGCTGATCAAAGCTGCCGGGCCGCGCTCGCGCGTGGTCAGGCTGTACCACGGAGGCAAAGGAGTCTAATGGCCCGCCACTATCCGACGCTCACCCGTAACGGATTCTTGCTGCCGTCGAACATCAAGGCCAGTTACGAAGGCGCCGGAGAGGGACGCCGATCCACTGGCTGGGATGCTCCCGACAACGGAATCAATAGCATCAACACCCCGGCGTTGCGCAACTTGCGGTCGCGCTCCCGGGCAGCGGTTCGTAACGACCCTTACGCCTTCAACGTGATCGACAAACGCGTCAGCAACCTGATCGGCACGGGCATAACGCCGAGGCCGAAAACAGACGACGAAGCCCTGCGCAAATTGCAGCAGGAACTCTGGGACGATTGGGTCGATGAATCAGACGCCGATGAGCGCACCGACTTCTATGGCCAGCAGGCGTTGGCGGCTCGTACGGTAGAAACCTCGGGCGAATGTTTTGTTCGCCTGCGACCGCGCAGCCTGGATGAAGGTCTCGCGGTACCGTTGCAGCTCCAAATACTCGCGCCGGAGTTCGTGCCACATGACAAATACGAAACCACAAAAGCCGGCAATATCGTCCGCGCTGGGATTGAATTCACGCCCGACGGCAAGCGGGTGGCGTACTGGATGTACCTGTCGCACCCGCGCGATGCGTCGTCGCTGAACGCTGGTTACAACCAACTGGTGCGTGTGCCTGCTTCACAGGTGCTGCACATATTCGAGCCGGTCGAACCCGGCCAACTCCGCGGCGTACCGCGACTGTCGCCAGTGCTTAAGCGCCTACGCAGTCTCGACAACTACGACGACGCGGTGCTGTTTCGCCAAGAGGTCGCCAACCTGTTCGCCGGCTTCATCAGTCGCCCGGCACCGGACTCCGGTCCAGTGCCGAGAGACCCAGTCACCGGCCAGCCGCTAAGCCTGGATCGCGACGGCTTCACCCCGATGGTCGCGCTGGAGCCCGGCACCATGCAGGAGCTGGGGCCAGGTGAGGAGGTTGAGTTCTCCAAACCACCGGATGCCGGCAACAACTACCCGGACTTCATGCGGCAGCAACTGATGGCCGCTGCGGCGGGAACGGGCACGCCGTACGAGATCCTCACCGGCGACATGCGCGAGGTTAACGACCGGGCGCTACGTGTGGTGCTCAACGAGTTTCGGCGCCGCCTGGAACAGCTGCAATTCAGCGTCTATGTCCACCAACTCTGTCGCCCAGTCCGGGCCGCATGGATGGACATGGCCGTGTTGTCGGGTGTCCTGGTGCTGGACGATTACGCTAAGAAGCGCCGCAACTACCTACGGACTCGATGGGTCCCGCAGGGCTGGGCCTACATCCAGCCGGTGCAGGACGTACAGGCGCGGCGGATGGAAGTGCAATCGGGCTTCGCTTCGCGCAGCGAGATGGTCCTCCGCACCGGCTACGACGCGGAAACCGTTGACGCAGAAAACGCCGCCGACCTGGCCCGAGCCACGAAGCTGGGCCTCAACTACACAACCCTTGAAGCCGTCGAGGTGCTCGACGACAAGGAGCAACCATGAGCAAAAAAGCGCAGCCGCGCATTTACGACAAGGCCGGTAAGCGAGTCCAGGTTCAGGACAAAAGCTGGTACACCGTGCAAGCCAGCGGCGAGGCCGAGCAACGCACCATCGAAGTTTTTGTCTATGGCGAAATCGGCTACTGGGGGATCACGGCCAACCAATTTGTACAGGATCTGCGCGCCATGGACGACGGCACCTCTCCCGTCATTGTCGCGTTCAACAGCATCGGTGGCGATCTGTTCGACGGACTCGCCATGCACAATGCACTGTCGCGCTTGGGCGAGCGTTGCACGGGTCGCATTGATGCGTTGGCGGCCAGCGCAGCCAGTGTCGCCGTGTGTGGCGCGCACAAGGTTGTGATCGCGGCCAGCGCGATGTTGATGATCCACAACCCATGGACCTATGCGGCGGGGGATGCCGAGGACTTCCGCAAGGTGGCCGACGTACTCGACCAGACCATGGAAGCAATCATCGCGGCCTATAAGGCCAAGGCGCCAAATATCGATGAGGTTGAATTGCGGCGCTTGGTGGCCGCCGAAACCTGGCTCACCGCCAATGAAGCCGTGGCTCTTGGGCTGGCCGATGAAGTCGGCGACGGGGTCAAGGTCAAAGCCTGCCTCGGCCAAGGCGGCGTGTTGCAACGTTACCAGCATGCCCCGGCCGATTTGCTGGCCCAGCTCGACGAACCACCAGAGCCTGATCCTGAATTGGACCCAGATAAACCGCCACCGACGCCGCCAGAGGCTGACTCAACCAAGCTGGCTTTAATGATCACCCAGCGTTGCGCGGAGGCGGGGATCAACAACCTGGTCGCGCCACTGCTCAGCTCGACCAAGCTCGAAAGTGAGGCAGTTGTCGAGGCCGGTCTGACACGCGCAAAGGCGGTGAATGACCTCTGTGTGGCGGCGCGCTTGCCAGAGTTCAGTGCCGAATACGTCTCGGCGGGGCTCGATGTGGCAGCCGTTCGGGCGCGACTGTTCGACAAGATCGTCAGCAGCGGCAAGGGCTTTGAAATCGACAACAGTCTGCCGCTGGACGACGACCCGGCACCCAAGGTGCAGGCCAAGAAAATCGATCAGCCCTCGATCTGGTCCGCCCGCCAAGCCGCGCAGACCGGTACACCTCAATCCGCTAAAGGAGCAAGACGATGACGATTCAACGAGAGCCGATGCACGCAGGTGAATTCCTCCTGTCCGAAGCGGCCGGCACTATTTCCCGTGAAGCCATCAACGTCGCTGCCGGTCCTGCCTTGGAGCCGGGGCAAATTCTCGGTCTGGTAAGCGCGACCGGCGAATTCGTACCGTATACCCCGACTGCCGAAGATGGCAGCGAAAATGCGATCGCCATTCTCTACGGTCCACTCGGCCAGTCGGATGTGGTCCGTCGCGGACGTGCGGTGGTGCGTCTGGCCGAGATCAGCGAAGCCCACCTGACCGGCCTCGATCCAGCCGCGGAAAAAGCCCTGGCGGCCCATTTCTTGATCGTCCGCTAAGTCAATCACCTCGATTACTCAACCCGCCCTGTGCGGGTTTTTTGCTTTCTGGAGATAGCTACATGGCTGACATTGAAATTTTTAATGATGATGCCTTCTCGGTCTCTTCGCTGACCGCCGCCATCAACGAACAGGAATACCTGCCGGGGCGCATCAGCAGCCTTGGGTTGTTTCAGGAGGAGGGCATCACCACCCTGACGGTTCAAATCGAAAAGGACGGCGACACCCTGGCGCTGGTGCCGGCCGGTGAGCGCGGTACGTCTGGCCTGGTGGTCAGCGGCACCAAGCGCAACATGATCCCTTTCAACACCGTTCATCTGCCGCAGCGCTTCACCATCAAGGCCGACGAAATACAGGGCATTCGTGCCTTTGGTACTCGCTCCGAGCTTCAGTCGGTGCAGGACGTGGTCAACAAGCGCCTGGCCAAGGCTCGCCGCCAGCTCGATGCCACGCACGAGTTTCAGCGTATGGGGGCGTTGAATGGTCAGATCCTGGACGCAGATGGCAAAACCGTTCTGCTCGACATCTACAAGACGTTCGGCGTGACGCGTAAGAAAATGTCCATGGGACTGACCAATGCCAGTACCGAACTGCGTGTCAAATGCGGTGAAGCGCTGGATCTGCAAGAGGACGCTCTGGGCAGTATTACCAGCAGCGGTGCGCGTGCGCTGTGTGGCAAAAACTTCTGGAACGAGTTGGTCGTCCACCAGTCGGTCAAGGAAACGTTCCTTAACAGCCAACAAGCGGCGGCACTGCGTGGCGATGCCCGGGAAAGCTTCGAGTTCGGCGGCATCGTGTTTGAACGCTATCGCGGCAAGATTGCTGGCGTGACCTTCATTCATGACGACAAGGCGCTGCTGATTCCCGAAGGTGTGCCGGACCTGTACATCTCGGTGTTTGCCCCTGCCGACTACATGGAAACCGTCAACACCGAAGGCGTGCCGTACTACAGCAAAATCGAGCCGCTGCCGTTCAATAAAGGCATGGCCGGTGAAGCGCAGTCGAACCCGCTGCACCTGTGCACAAGGCCACTTGCACAGATCCTGCTGGAGCTCTGAACGTGAGCTTTCGCGATCTGATTGCCGACGTCGATGCGGTGGTGTTCGAGACGCTAGGCGACAGCGCCCGAATCGAAGGCCGAGCGGAACCCGTGCTGGGAATGTTCGCGGCGCCTTGGCTACAGCCCCAGTTCGGCAAGCTCAACACCGGGTTGCGTGAGCCCCGGTTCGAGATCCGCGTCAGTGACTCGGACGGTTTGCAGCAAGGGATGCTGGTCAGCGTCGATCTTCCCGCGCTGGATGGCGGCGGTGATTACGACCTGCTGCAGCTGGAACCGAGCGGTGACGGCCTGGTCGCCTTGATCCTGAGGATGCGCGCATGAGTGTCGGCAGCTACTTCAAGCCCTCGGCCGGTGACGGGATGATTTCCATCCAGTCCTCTACGGCGGACTTGAAAGCGTTCCAGGACTTCGCCACGTTGGTGCCTAAGGCCGCCGCAGCCGCCCAACGTCGGGCGATCAACAAAACGCTGGGTTGGCTGCGCACGCATATTGCCCGGGCCGTCAGTCGGCAGGAACGCATTGCGGTGGCGGCGGTTCGTCAGCGCTTGCGCAGCTACCCGGTCTCCGGCGGAGCCACCAGCGGTAAGTTGTGGTTCGGTTTAAATGCGATCGAGTCGAGCCGAATCGGCCGGGCACGGCAGTCTGGCAGTGGTGTATCGGTGGCCGGCCGGCGTTACCAGGGCGCCTTTCTCAAGAAGGTCTACGGCAAAAAGCCCGACATCTGGATTCGCACTGCGAGCAAGCACTTCAACGCGGATGACTATCCCGATAGCACCGTGTCGTCCGGCGGCGCCAGTTCAGGGTGGGTTGCGGAAAACGGCAATCGTTTTCCGCTGGCCAAAGCCAAGGTGTCACTGGAACAAGCCCGGCCGCACTTCGACAGTTGGGTTAAACGCGCTGATGCGCGCCTGCTGGAAATCCTGCGGCAGGAATTCAACTTTGAGCTGCAAAAGTATTTGAAGGGGACAGCCAATGTCTGACGAGCCTTTTAGTCTCGACCAGCTTAACCGGGCAATAGAACAGAACCTGAAGGCTCATCTGCCGGGCGTTCAAGCGGTGACGGCGTGGCCCAACATCAAGGATCGCATTGCACTACCGGCGGTGTTCATCGAGTTGGCTGAGATGGAACCTGGTGTCGACATTGGAACGGGGCATACCACTCTGGTTTGCAAGTTCGAAGCGCGGATTATTGTCGACCCGATACGACCACAGCATTGCCAGCAAGCCGCGTACCTTGCGGCCCAATTGGCTGTGTTGTTACGACTGCAAACGTGGGGGCTTGAGGTAGAGCCCGCCGAGTTTGGCCAGGCGATGCAGGACTGGACCAAGCCGGAGCTGGATGGCTACGTGGTCTGGTTAGTGGAATGGACTCACCAACTCTACCTGGGTGTTGAGGAGTGGCCATGGCCGAATGAGCCGCCGGGCTCGCTGGTATTCGACATTGAGTCGGACGATGGGCCGTTCAAGCCGGAGGATCTGTGAGTTACGCCAGTGCCGAGCATGACCGCATGATCGCGGCCATGCTGATGCCCTGCGCGGTGGTCGGGGTGGATCTGACGGGACCGGCGGTGCGGGTGTCGAATGGCGAGTGGACGAGCGCCTGGGTGCGCTGGCACAGCCTTGCGGCTGGTAAGGCACGGCATTGGCGGGCGCCGAGCCTGGGCGAGCAGGGGGTGTTGTTCAACCCCAGCGGTCAGGCTGGTATAGGCACCTTTATCCCGGGGCTGTACGACAATGCTGGCGCGCCGCCGGATAACCGCGACCATGTGGAGGTTTGGCGTTTCGACGACGGCGGTTCATTAGTCTATGACTGGCAGGCCAAGAGCTACACCATCACGCTACCCACCGGCACCGTCACCATCAAGGTCGGCAGCACCGAGGTCGTCGTTACGGATAGCGACGTGACGACCAAGGTCGGCGGTACTGAGGCCGCTTTGACGCCGGAGTCGGCGACGGTCAAAGCAGCAGCTATCAAGTTGGTGGGCGCAGTGGAGATCGACGGGCCGTTACACGTCACGCAGGACATCACCAGTGACGCCTCGATTCTCGACGCCACGGGTAACAGCAACCATCACTCGCACTAATCACTACCCCATCCAAGCCCGCCCAATGCGGGCTTTTTCATGCCTGGAGAAATCATGGCGAAGACAAACGATGTTCTCAGTATTGAGCAGCCGCAGCCGCAGCCGCAGCCGCAGCCGCAGCCGCAACGGACGGGGGATCTGACGATGAAATTTCGCGACAGGGTGTACACGTCGCGCACCTTGGTCCTTCCCGAATCGGGACGGACGTTGCCGGTCGCCAAGGCTTGCGTCGAGGTCTCCGCGTCCGATGAGCAGGCGGTCAGCTACCTGAAAGCCCACGAAGAATTCGAACCGCTGGAGTGAGATAGATGATCGGAATGGACCGCCACACCGGCCAACCCATCTCCGGCATCGAGCATCTGCGGCAGTCTATCGCGGACATCTTGGGCACGCGCCTGGGCAGTCGCCGGCAGCGGCCGGAGTACGGCAGCAAAATCCCCTTGTACGTCGACATGCCGATTAACGAAGGCTGGAAAAGTTCGGTGCAAGCCGAGGCGGTCCGCGCGATCGGGCGGTGGG